GGACTTGTAGCTCAGAGGCAGAGCAGGCGGCTGTTAACCGTCAGGTCGGTGATTTCGAAATTCCCCAAGTCCGCAAAATTGAGAGTAAGGTAACTATTGGTTGGTTATCAACGGCTGTAACCCGTCAGGCCCAGAAAGGGGGTAGGTTCGATTCCTACTACTCTCACAAAAATAGATTTGGAAAATTAAAAATTCAAATTTATATTTATGATATAAAAACGGGGATGAAATGGTGTAGATTGCTAATGTAGTTCTTTAAGATGATGCAAGCAGTGTTAGTATTGGAAACACTTAAATAACCTATACAAACAATAAACGCTAACGTAGAATTATCTACTTGGACAATCGAAGATGCTTTGGCATTTGTAGATGGTGAAGCTATGGCAATTGCTGCCTAATTCACCCCGGGGCTTCACACACGTGCCTTGCAACAGAAGTGTATTTAAAAAGGAACTAAGAGGCTTACCTTTTCAAAAAAGAGTACTCGGTAGGTTTTCAGTCCCAATCGTTCGAGAAGCGGAACTGGTATTTTGTCTAGTTAGAAAACGAGACTAAGCTTGTGAATGAATCTATTGGGTTAGTTAGTAAGACTTCGGTTCGACTCCGAACATCTCCACAACAAAAAAGCATTTTTAAGAAAGTTTGGCTTAACTAAATTTTCAACTTATATTTAGGTATAAGAAAAAAGATAAGAAGCTCTTTGAAAATATTGAAACTGTGGTAATAAGTTGAGTTACTTCGTATGGCTTATATAAAATGAACTCACTTAAGCATTCCCGGTTAAAATCATTTAGGTGGTTAATTAGAAAGTTACTTCGCACGAATAGTTCAATGGTTGAACATTTTCATATCCAGAAAAAGTAACGGGTTCAATTCCCGTTTCATGCCCCAAAAAAACTTTCTTAAACATTCCCCTAAACTTATTTGATGAATAGTAAGGACCAGCGTTACTTCGCGTGCAAGGTGCACATTTAAATTTGGATTTTAAAAATCGCGGTTCAATTCCGCCTGAAACGCTACCAATGTTCTTTCATCATTTTTTATGTTCCTGAGGACAAAATGGTTGAGTCGTCACCCTTTCAAGGTGAAGGAGCGGGATCGTTACCCGTCAGGAATACAACAAGGTCTATTAGTGAATTGGTATCATATCTCACTGTCTATGAGAAGTGCTCGGATCGTAACCGTGATAGACCGCCAACAAATGCTTCTATAGCTCAATGGTCAGAGCAGGACGCTTATATCGTCAAGGCTACAGGTTCGAGTCCTGTTAGAAGTACTAAAAACAAAAATAAAATGAAAAAAATAGTAATCTACAAAGATGTAGAAAATGTAAACGGTAAAAAAGAACGTCATATTCTTCGTTCAATCCAGCCTAGTTATGAATGGCAAGGATATGCGAAAAATAAAAACAGTATGATAGATTCTGAAGTTAGGAATTTAGCACGTGCTTTAGAACCTAGTTTTACAGGATTCTATGTAGCATAAAGATATTTGCTGTAGTAATAAGTTGAGTTACTTCGTCTGACTTTTTAATTCATAAATGAAAAAACAACTCACTTAAACTTTCTCAGTAAACTTATTTTAAAATTGTGGGATGCGTAGAAAATGGTTATCTCGTCAGTCTCATAAGCTGAAGTTCCCGGTTCAAGTCCGGGTCCCGCAACATAAGTCCTTGATCAGGAACCGAAGATATGGTCGGCCTCTTGTGTAAACAATGCACACTGCTACCATCTAAACCGTAGGTTAGCACAGTTCACAACTCTGGGGATATTTTAAAAGTTGTATTTGGACGCATAGTTTAGTTGGAAAAACACTTGCCTTGTAAGCATGAGTTCTCGGGTCGGTTCCGGGTGTGTCCTCCAAAAATTGGTTCTATCGTTCAATGGATTAGGACAATTGCCTTCTAAGCAATTTATGCTGGTTCGAATCCAGCTAGAACTTCAATATGCTCCGATGGTGTAATTGGCAGCCACGCTAGACTTAGGATCTAGTGTCGTAAGACGTAAGGGTTCGAGTCCCTTTTGGAGCACTTAAAAAAATATTTGGCTAAGCAAAAAATTGGTCTTATATTTACGACATAATAAAGCAATTAAAAATTCTCTAACAATAAAAAATTAGTAGTAAAAATGGCACGTTACAATTCAAAAGCAACAACAGTTACTCCAACAGTAACAAACCACCAAGGTGGAACAGGGTACAAATACGACCCAAAAACAGAATTAATCTCAATATTAGCAACAGGCTTGGATAACAAGTATTATGAAAAAGTAGGTGAACGTGAACAACGTTTGGCCAAAGTCATAGAAGAAGTAGCTAAAAAAGACAAACTATTTGCTGCAAAAGCTCTAGTGTATGCTCGTACCGTAATGGGACAAAGAACAGTAACACACTTTGGTGCTGTAGAATTAGCTAAAGTATTAGGAGGTGATTCTCTAGGTTCTCGTTTCTTTTCAAAGCGTGAACGTAAACAAAATAAAGGTGGTATTATCTTCCGTTTGGATGATATGCTTGAAATTGCTGCTTGTTATCAAGCACGTAATGAAGGTAAACCATTTTCAAATGCAATCAAGAAAGGTTTTAAATCCGCTCTTGAATCAGCAGATGAATATGAATTAGCTAAATATCAAGCTAAAAATCGCGATTTATCTTTAGTTGACATCGTTAACTTAGTACACCCAAAACCATCACCAAGAATGGCTCCAGTGTTTGCTAAATTGATGAAAGGTGAACTTAAACAGTTTAATACTGTAGAAGATAAAAATACTAAAGCTGGTCAAGAAGTTGCCGCTAAAGTAAAAGAAGGTAAAATTACTAAAGAAGAAGCAGCAGTTGAATTAGCGCAAGCTAAAGAAGACAACTATGCCGAATTGATTAAAACACGTAAAATCGGTTATTTAGCTTTATTACGTAATTTACGTAATATTCTAAAAACAGGTGCCGATAAAGAAATTATAAACGGTGCTTGTGAACTATTAACTGATCAAAAGTTAATTAAACAATCTTTAGTGTTTCCACACCAAATAGATTTAGCATTAGAAATAATGTTGGATGAATTTGGTTCAAGTAAAGTTAAACCATTTGTTAAAGCATTAAATACCGCTTACGAACTAGCGATACCAAACCTAACAGAATTATTTCCAAATGGCCGCACAGCGGTTGTATTTGATAGTTCAGGTTCAATGTCAACATCTATTAGTTTAGCTAATAAAAATAATGGTTCAGAATCAGCCATTTCAAAAGCAGCATTAATTGCCGCTACTTTAGCTAAAGGTATTGAAGCCGATGTTTATCACTTTGCTGATCGTTGTGATGAAATCAAATTTAATTCACTTGATACAGTTAATACACTTAAGAATCAATTTTTAAATAAACAAGGTTCAGTTGGTTATGGTACTGCCTTTGACAGTATTATGAAAAAATTAGATAACAAATATGACCGTGTGTTTGTAATATCGGATATGCAAGGTCGTGATTATCTTGAAAGAGCTAATTACAAAAACCTTCACATATATTCAATCGATATTGCCGGTTATGGTACAACAATGTTCAAACCAGGAAACAAAGTTTATTCATTGTTTGGTTACTCTGCCGATATTTATGAATTGATAAAGAAAGTGGAAATCGATCCAAAAGCGTTAATCGCCGAAATCGAAGCAATAGAAATTTAAAATTTTCCAATAAAGTAAAATAACTGGGTGTTTCTACACCCGGTTTTTATTTAAAGTTTTTTGAAATATTATACTATAGTAAGGGTTTGTGAGGTACTTCGTATTTATAAACTAGCTTAGAAATAAGCATTTTAATTATACACATATCAGATAAAAACCTCGTACTAGGTGCCTCTTAAAAATAACCAACAACAAGAGCAAATAAGTACAAACTCACCCCAGTAATCTTAGTATATTTTTTTGCCCGGATGATGGAACAGGTAGACATGCAGGACTTAAAATCCTGTGATCCGAAAGGATCATGTGGGTTCAACTCCCACTTCGGGTACTATGAAAAAAGCAATTTATCTAGACGACGTCAGAACACCAATCAACGGTGATGTTGAATGGATTGTGGTTAGAAATTATAATGAATTTGTATCTAAAGTTCAAGAAATTGGATTGGAAAATATTGATGTAATTTCTTTAGATCATGATCTTGGGGATAGTGCTATGAATGAATATTTTAAAAATGTTGCTCCTAATTATACTTTGGATTACAATAATATTACCGAAAAAACGGGATATGATTGTGCAAAATGGTTAGTTGAATATTTTTATATAAAAAATCCTAATTGGAAATATAAAAGTAGAGATGTTAAACAAGGAAGCTCATTTCGATTTCCAAAAGTATTTACCCATTCAGCTAATCCTATAGGTTCAGCTAATATTATGGGTTATATAAATAATTTTTTAATGAATGAAGTTCAAAGCCAAACCTGTGTAAGAGTTCAAATTCAACACACAATTTAAAAATTTATGAAATGAAACAGTTTAAAACATTAAGCGCTCATAGAAAAGTCGACTTAATACCATACATAAGAGAATATGTTGCTAATCATCCAGAAACAGAAGTTTTAATTGGTTGTGACTCTCAAAACAGAAAAAAAGAAACTGTTTATGCTATTGTGGTAGGTTTATATACACCTGGAAAAGGCGCTCACATTTTGTATTCTAAATTTTTTATTCAACGTGAACGAGATAACGTAGTTCGTTTATTAAACGAAGTATGGCATTCTGTTGAAACCGCAGAACAAATTAAAAATGAAATAGGAATAAAAGCAACTTGGATTGATATTGACTTAAACCCAGATCCAAAATATCGTTCAAACCAAGCACTGGCGAGTGCAGTTGGTGTTGTAACAGGTATGGGTTATAATGTAAGACATAAAGGTAATTCACCTGTTATGACTTATGCAGCAGATCATCTTGTTAAATAATAATTAATAAATTTAGCGCCCCACTTACTTAATAGTGGGGCTTTTTCTAGCATATATTTATATACATGAATTTAAATAAAATCTTCGATTTATTCAACGAAAATCCCCAAGATAAAGATGAGGACGTATCTATCGTTAACTTGTACGAGCACCCGTTATTTTGGGTGGGTATGTTTGAAAAATTAATAAAAAATAATGATATATTCAAAAACAAAATTAATAAATTTTTTTTCATTGATAATCCTGATTATGATTTTGATGAGTTAAATAAATTAGGAGATAATGTTGTGTTTAATAGGGCTTATATTTTTATAAAACAAATAGATTTAAATAATCCAGACCATCAAAAAGCAGTTATAGCTAGAGGTAAGCATGGTTTATCTTCAATAATATCTTTAGCAATAAATTATTTTTCTATATTAGAAGAATATGAAAAATGTATAGTTTTAAAAAATATTCAAACTTTTCTTGAAAAAAATTTGGCTTTGTAAAATATGTTCATTATATTTTAGATACGGGTTTAAGGAGATAAAGAAGAGTGAGGATGAGATGGGTGATAGAGCGGAGGATGAAACGGGGGGGAGATAAATATTAAAATTATATTATATGATAAATAGGGAAACGATTAGGTATAAATTGGAACGAATGGAGTCCAATTTAACAAAATTAGATTTTATTCTAAAAAGACAAGGTAGTGTAGATGAATTCTTAAATACTACTAAAGAATTAAAAGAATTAGTAGTTCAAGTTAAAGCTTATATAGAACTTGAACCACGTTCTTCAAATGAAATTAATACATCAATTTAAAAATTAAAAGTTATGATAACAGCTGAACAAATTCAAGAAAACTGGGATAAATTAATGGTAATGATTAATCAATTTATATCATCACCTCGTAAAGAAGTATTAATATCGTTTTATGAAAAATATCAAGAACGTTTAATGTTAATGCCCGCGTCTAATAAAAAAGAATATCATAATGCCTTTCCAGGAGGTTATATTGATCATGTTCTGAGAGTTATAGAATGTTCTATTCGTTTACATAAAGTATGGGAAGACATGGGAGTTGATATTAGTACTTACACTTTTGAAGAATTAATATTCTCAGCACTAAATCATGATCTGGGTAAATTAGGTGATGAAAATAATGATGCTTATATACCTCAGACTGACCAATGGAGAAAGGATAAATTAGGTGAAGATTATATGTTTAATTCAATTTTACCATACTCATCTATTCCAGACCGTGGTTTATTTTTACTTCAATCTCATGGAATTAAATATACCTTTAATGAAATGGTAACTATTCAGACTCATGATGGTTTATATGATGAAGCTAATAAAAAATACCTTCAAAATTTCATGCCTGAACAAAAACCACGTACTGCTTTACCTTATATAGTACATCAGGGAGATTTAATGGCTGCTCGAATTGAATTTGAAAAAGAATGGTTATCTAAACTTAATAAGAAAAATTTGGAAGATTCAAAGAAAAGTTTTACATTGGATAATAATAAAAAAACCAAATCAACACCAAATGTTATTAAAACAAAAGCATTAAGTAACATTAAATCAGAAGGATTAAAAAATCTATTAAATAATATATGATAATAATAACTATAATTTTATTGTTAATGGTTGTGGTACTTGGGTACACAACCTTTAACCTTTTACGTAAGAATGAAAAACAAGAAGACATATTAATGGGTTATATGACTTATTTAAATAAAATGTCTGAAATAATTGATTTTTCAAATAAAAAACTTAAAGAAGTAGACGCTAAAGGTTCATTTGCCAGCGATGATGAAGTTGGTTTCTTTTTTCAACAATTACAAGCTATCCAGACTATATTAAACGAATTTAATATTAAAAATTTATGATAATAGATGAAAAAATAAAGAAAAAAAAGAAACCAGCTGCTAATATGTATTTTACTCAAGATACAGAAAATGCTATTATTGAATATAATAATTGTACTGATGATGAAAAACGTGATAAAATATTTCGAGACAAAATATATCCAGTTTTTTTTAAATTAACAGAGTATATAATTAACACATATAAAATTTTTAATACAGGTGAAAATAATATATCTGAAAATGGTACTATTATTAATATACAAAATGAAGTAATTCAATTTTTACATAAAAAAATACATTTATTTGATCCAAGTAAAGGTGCTAAAGCATATTCTTATTTTGGCACTATAGCTAAACGTTACCTTATCTTAGCATCTCAGAATACTAATAAAATTCAATTTAACTCTACTACTTTATCAACTATTGAAGAAGATGAAAAATATTCATATCAATTAGATGATAATAAAATAGATGATAATAATGATTATGCTACACGTTTATCAAAATTTATGAATGAATATATAAATTTCTGTACTATAAACATATTCGATATTTTTCCTAAAGAATCAGATGCTCAAGTAGCCGATGCTATTTTAGAATTATTTCGTAAAAGAGATAGTTTAGATGTATTTAATAAAAAAGCACTTTATATATACATTCGTGAAATGATAGATGTTAAAACACCTAAAATTACCAAGATAGCTGATCAATTATATGGTATATTTAAAGAAAAATATGTTTTTTATTTAGAAAATGGATATACAAATTTTTAAATGTTTATATTTATAATAAAATAAATATTATGAATACTTTAGAAAATGTAGTTTTTGGTAAGAAAACATTTAGTTCTATATTAGAAGAGATATATGATAATCAAAAGAAAAAAGATAAACAAATATCTGCTTTAATAGCTGAGCTTAAACCGTTGATTGAAAGTATAGGTGACGCCACTTTAATAGTTCCGCTTATTAAAGAATACTTAGAAATAAGTGTTAAAAATGACGAGCAACTTATTAAAATGGCCACCATTATCCAACGTACCTTAAACTCAACATCTGAAGATGATGGTTTAGGTATATCAGATGAAGAAAAAGCTCAATTACTAGCTGAAATAGATAAAATTAAAGAGGAAAATAAATAAGCATGGCTACTAAATATGGATTTGATGCATTTAATCATTCTTTAAATAATCAAGATCAGGGAGTAATATATCAAGCATTAATCAATCTTCAACAACTTATAACAGCTGTTCGCGTTAAAAGTATTGTATTAGATGCTTCTCATCCTAGATTTAAAGAATTAGGTGAATGGAATGGGTTAGGTACTATTGAATTTCAAGATGTAAATAACCCAATTGATAGTCCTTCATATTCAACAGCAGTACCATTAAATCCTAATTCTAAAAATTTTCCTTTAATAAATGAAATAGTATACTTAATTACATTACCAGATAATAATATAGGAACATTAACTTCATCTACTAAATCATATTATATAAACTCCATAGCTTTATGGAACCATCCTCACCATAACGCTTACCCAGCAAACCCTAATACTCCTTTACCTGCTCAACAAAAAGATTATACCCAAACTCAATTAGGTAGTGTTAGACGTGTAACCGATGGTTCTACTGAAATTTATTTAGGTCAAACATTTAAAGAACGTTCAAATATTCATCCACTTTTACCTTTTGAAGGTGATGTTATTCAAGAAGGTAGATGGGGTAACAGTATAAGATTTGGTTCAACGGTTCAAAATACTCCAAACAATTGGTCAAGTACTGGAACCAATGGTGATCCTATCACTATTATAAGAAATGGTCAACGTGTAGATGCAAATAGTGAAGGTTGGGTACCTATTACTGAAGATATAAATCAAGACTTATCTTCAATATATGCTACCTCAACTCAACAAATACCATTAAATGCGGCTTCTACAAATTATACTAGTTACAAAACAGCACCTACTACCCCAAATCAATACTCAGGAAATCAAGTAATTATAAATTCTGGTCGTTTAGTATTTAACAGTAGTGCAGATCATATTTTACTTAGTTCAACTAAAACCATTAATTTAAACGCTGTATCTTCTGTAAACATTGATACTCCTACCACTATAATTCAATCAAATGAGGTATATTTGGGATCAAAAGATGCTACTGAACCTGTATTATTAGGTGATTCAACTGTTAACTTATTACATACTTTAGTTCAAAATTTAAAAGCATTTACCGATATTTGCAGTACAGTTGTAGGAACAGCTCCTGGAGTACCATTAGGTCCTTTAAACGCTGCTGCCTCTCAATTATCAATTACATTAGCTCAATTAGATATAAATTTAGATAGTACAAAATCAAAATACGTTAAAACAGCATAATGGCAACACCTCAACAAATAGATGCTCAACGAGCTCAAGAAACAGCTCAACGTTTATTATCCCAATCAAGAATTGTGGGTGTTAACGCTACAGCTATTCAAAATGCAACTCCGGGAGAACAACAACCTCAAGGAAGTGCTAAGTTAAGTGTTACTATAACTAATTTAGGTAAAAAAATATATACTTTATTTACCCCTATAGCTATAAGTTTAGCCACAGAACTAGGAGCAACATTGGCTCAATCTGAATTATCTAAAATAAAACAGCAAGTTTTACCAAAAGACGGTTGTCCTAATAATTCAAAAATTCAAGAATTAATAACTCAAAGAAATGCTTTAGTAGCCCAATTAAATAATTTAGGTAATCAATTAAATACTTTAACTATAGCTGTTACTGGTTTATCTTCATTTTTAGCTATATCTGAAACTGTTATATCAGCTTTAAAAACAGTAAAATCTACAATTTCTGTAGCGGCAAAAATTATACCTTCACCTCCCGGTTTACCCGGTGTTGTAGCATCATCTTTAAGTGATTTGGAAGATGCTATAAATAAACTATTATTTGATGATTTAGGACAACCTAGATTACCTATAATAGCCGGTTCTATTGCTTCTTCGGCTTTATCCATTTCTATAGTAAATGGATATATACAACAAATAGTAGCTATACTTGAAGCAATAGATTTAAAATTACAACAATGTGCTCCTGATTTAACTAGTCCTACATCTTTACCTGGATTAGTATCTATAAGTTCCGATTTAGTACAAATAGCATTATTACAAACCAAAGCACAACAAACACAAAATCAAGTAACATATAAAGGATTTGTAATTGAAATCGAAACAGTACCATATACTCCAACAGTAAATCGTCATAGAGCTGTAGGTAAAAATCAAAGTGGTATAGTTTTAGTTGAAACAGAATTATCTTTTACAACAGAATTTCAATTACTCATAAATGAACTTAAACTAATTATTGACTCAAACAATTTAAAAGCTTATTAATTTTAATATTTATAATACGATGGACACAAAACAATTTAAAAAAATCATCAAAGAAGCGGTAAAAGAAGTATTTCAAGAAGAAATGCGTGAAATATTACTAGAAGCTGTAAAAGCACCCAAAGCAACTATTGTTACTGAAAGTACTAATACTAGTGGTAATAATAGTATGTTTAATAATACATCACCTTCCAAACCAACTAAAACATTAACAGCGGCTGAACGTAAAGCAATGTTCGGTGGGATGATTGAAGAAATGCAAAGTGAAACTTTATCAGCGACAACTAATAATATACCTTTTAGACCTAACCTTGGTGGAGATACAATAAATGGTGCTTTACCAGCTGGTGAAGTTGATTTAAGTCAAATAATGGGATTAATGAGTAAATAATGGCATTCGGAGCAAAAAAAATATTTCCAATAGATACTAAACCGGGAACTGCGGTTGGGGTATCTATTCCTTTTAATGCCCCTGCTGTATTTTATTCAACTTACACTACTCAAGATGCTATTAGAAATAATTTATTAAATTTTTTTCTAACTAATCAACCTGAAAGGTATTTAAATCCAACATTTGGTGCTAGTTTAAGAGCATTTATATTTCAACAAATTACTGATGGTAATTTAGAAGGATTAAAAGAAAACATACAATATCAATTAAATCAATATTTTCCTAATATTGTGGTTGCTTCATTAGATATTTTACAAGATACTGATAGTAATACAATAACAGTAAAATTAAAATATAGTATAAAAGATACCGGAATAACAGATCAAATACAAATAGCATTTCAATAATGAATAATAGTAAAGATATAAAATATATAAATAAAGACTTTACCGAGTTAAGGGCAAGTTTAATAGATTATGCTAAAACTTATTTCCCTACAACTTACAATGACTTTACCCCAACATCACCAGGTATGATGTTTATGGAAATGGCAGCTTATGTAGGTGATATCTTATCATTCTATTTAGATAACCAATTTCAAGAAAACTATTTACAATATGCTCGTCAAACAAATAATTTATTTGAATTAGCATATATGTTTGGTTATAAACCAAATATAACCCAAGTAGCAAATACTGAAATTACTTTCTACCAACAAGTACCTGCTATACTATCAGGATCAGTTTATGCTCCTGATTTTACATACGCTTTATTTATACCTGCCAATTCAGCTATAACTTCAACTTTAACTAATGTTCAACCATTTCTAGTAGAAGATCCAGTTGATTTTTCAGTATCATCATCAAGTGATCCTACTAATATTACAGTTTATTCAGTATCAGGAGGTAATCCAACATTTTTCTTACTAACTAAAACTAGAAAAGCAATATCGGCTACTATCAATACAGTAAATTTTAATTTTAACTCTCCAGTAAAATTTGATACAAGAATTCTTAATAGTTCTAATATTATTGGTATTTTAGATGTTTTTGATAGTAATGGTAATCAATGGAATGAAGTTGATTATTTAGGTCAAGAAATGATATATAAACCAATTAAAAATACTAACCCCAACGATCCTAATTATTATACAAATCAAGGTAATGCTCCTTATCTTTTAAAATTAGAAAAAACTCAATATAGATTTGCTACTCGTTTTTTAGATTCAGGTTCACTTCAAATTCAATTTGGTGCTGGTACTGCTAATAGCAGTGATGAAGAAATTACACCTAATCCAAATAATGTTGGTATAGGTTTACCATTTGAAAAAACAAAATTAACAACTGCTTTTTCACCATCAAATTTCTTATTTACATCAACATATGGTATTGCTCCTTCAAATACAGTATTAACATTTAGATATTTAACAGGAGGTGGTGTTATAGCTAATGTAGCTTCTAACACTTTAAATACATTATCTTCAACTCCTAAATTTTTAAATACTAATTTAAATTCAACTACAGCAAACGTTATATTTAATTCATTAGCAGTAACTAATTTAATAGCTGCTGATGGTGGTGGTGATGGAGATACAGTGGAAGAAATTAGACAAAATGCAATGGCTAATTTTGCTTCTCAATTACGTAATGTAACTCAAGACGATTATTTAGTAAGAGCATTATCTATGCCTGCTGAATATGGAGTTGTAGCTAAAGCATATATTGAACCTACAAAACGTACTTTAGTATCTGAAGGTGAATCCAACTCAGTTTTAGATTTATATATTTTAAGTTATGATATTAATAAAAATTTACAAACAGCATCTAATGCTTTAAAACAAAACTTAACAACATATTTAAGTCAATATAGAATGATTGGTGATGCTGTTAATATTAAAGATGGTTTTATTATTAATATTGGTGTAAATTTTGAAATAATAGTATTACCTAATAATAATAATAATGATGTTTTAATTAAATGTATAACAGCTTTACAAACATATTTTTCAATAGACCAATGGTCTATTAATCAACCTATTTTATTGAGAGATTTATATGTTTTATTAGATCAAATACAAGGAGTTCAAACAGTAAAAAATATAACAATAACAAATCTAGTAGGAACTAATATAGGATATAGCCCATATGCTTATGATATTAATGCGGCTACTTCAAACGAAGTAATTTATCCTTCACTTGATCCTTCTATATTTGAAGTAAAATACCCTAACACAGACATTCAAGGTAAAGTAGTACCATTATAATATTAAACCATGGCAGTATATAAAATATTCCCAACTAAAGACGCTACATTATATTCTCTACTTCCTAATATGAATACAGGATTAGATGAAATTATAGAAGCCACATTAACAACATTTGCTCCTAACCAACCTAATCCTCAAGTTAGTAGATTCCTTATACAATTCTCAGACACAGAAATTGAAGATATACTACAAAATAAAATAGGAATAAGTAGTTCAGTCCAATTACTTAATACTTCATCTTGGCAAGCTAATTTAAGATGTTTTGTAGCTACTGAAACTGGTTTAAATTTAAATACAACTATAGACTGTTTTCCTGTTTATGGTAATTGGGGGATGGGTACAGGTAAATATTTAGATGATCCTGAAATTACAAACGGTGTTAGTTGGAATTGGTTAGATTATTCTGGTTCAACAACTTGGATAACATCAAGCTACCCAACATGCATTACAGCTTCATATAACACAGTATACTCTTCAGCTGGTGGAGGCAATTGGTGGACTGGATCTACAGTTTCTTGGTTTAATACAAATACATATCCTATTACTCAATCTCAAGTATTTAGTTATTCAAGTAACAAAGATATATACATGAATATATCTAATATTGTTAGAGCATGGTACACAGGTTCTATATCTTGGGATGGTTTAATACTTAAACAAGATGTTGAATGGGTACCTAATGATAATATTCAACCTGAAATGAAATTCTTTTCAATTGATACTCATACTATATATCCTCCTTGTTTAGAATTTAAATGGCGAGATTATGTGTACAATACAGGTTCTTCAACTCAAACGACATTAAATATGTTACCCGCAACAGTAACATTAAATGAAAACCCTGGTTTCTTTTATTCTAGTAGTATAAATAGATTTAGAGTAAATTCTAGACCTGAATATCCACCTAGAGTATGGCAAACATCTTCATTATATACTCAAAATTATTTTTTACCTACAGCATCATATTATGCTATTAAAGATTTAGATACTAATGAGTATGTAGTTAATTTTGATACTCAATTTACACAATTAAGTTGTGATGCCACTAGTAGTTATTTTGATGTTTATATGAATGGTTTAGAACCTGAAAGATATTATGAAATATTAATTCAAACAACTATTAACGGAACAACTATTGTTTATAACAATAATTATTACTTCAAAGTTATTAACGGATAATGGCAGACCAAATAGTATTAGTAAAACCTTCGTTTAATAAAAACTCTTACGAGCAAGTAATTAACACTCAATTTACACAATTAGTACAACCTGTTACTTCTAGTGTAGTGACCCCTACTATTTCTGTTCAACAATTTTTTGAATATTATCAACAATTATTTTATATCATCCCTAAATTTGGAGATATCAATTCTCATCAGTACCTTGCTAAAACAAGTTCAGATTATATAGGAGCAAACATAACAACAGATGACCTAACACAATCTTTACTTACAGAAATAAACGCTTTAAGACAAGAAAATTTAGGTTTACAACAACAAATATTAAACATCACAACCTCATCTTCAATCGCTTAATATAGATGGCAGAAATAGTAAACATACAACAACTAAATCCTACTACTTTTGAATTACAAGAGTATTCTGTCCAAGATATTAGTCTTATTCCTATAACTGATACTTTTGATACTTTTGACCCTACTGTAGATCATATCGAATATTTTATATTTGATTTAAATGGTAATACTTTATATTCAAATGTAGTTGGTTATCCTAATTTTAGTTTAATTAACAACAATGTTGTAATTGATCCTGAAAATGATTTAAAATCTCAAGGATATACTGAAGGTAATTATAACACATTATATAATTTCCTAAAAAATAGAGTATCATCTTCTCCTACATTTAAATACTATATACAACAAATTAGCACTGATAGAACTGAGGTTAGGTTAAATACTACTTCTATTTCTAATACTAATGTTATAGCTGGTGCTACTGATTTTATAAACTATAGAGCTAGTAGTAGTATATTTATAGATTTTTATCTTGATTTTGGAAACAACAATTTAGTAATAGCCAACAATATTTTACTAGATACTACTAATCCAGATAATGCTACTGTATTAATTAAATTATATGAACCTTTACCTGCTCAATTTGATACAAATTCTCAATGTTGGGTAGTAGAAACAATCGCTGTACCTCGCGCATATAACATTAATATATATCAAACTTTTGATATATTAAATAATAATATACCTTTAAAAGGACCTAATTTAAATATAGCAGTTAAAGATCAAATTAATAACTCCACTAATTTTTTAAATTATAATTCTTTAACTTCAAATACCTCATCTTTAGGTACAGGAAGTTTACAATATCAAATTAACAGTTTATTAGCCGAAAAAGGAATTGAAATAAATATAGATTATTCAGATTATTCTCAATTTGTATTTTTTTCATCTGCTCAAACTCGTTTAGAAAATTTCTATTATAAATTATCTTTACTTGAACAATACCAATATAGTGCTAGTATTTCTGGGCCTAGTATTATTAATACTTATACATCTGCTAGTAATACAATTTGGTTAAATAAAATTAATGATATTATAACTAACTTTGATAGTTATGAATATTATCTTTATTTTGAATCAGGTAGTACATCTTGGCCTAAAACAAACTCAACTTATCCTTATACAAACGCTGGAGCTAATTCAACTCCTGGTTTAGCATTTTTAGCTTCTCAATCTATTGTTGCTGAAAATTATGATACTTTAAATGTTAATACTTTAATAAATGCTATACCATCATACTTAACAGATGATCCTAACAATTCACAATTTGAATTATTTGTTGAAATGATAGGTCAAAATTTTGATAGTATTTGGGTCTATATAAAAGATATAACTAACAAATACAACGCAGATAACCGTTTAAATTACGGGATCTCTAAGGATTTGATAGCTGACGTGCTTCGCGACTTAGGTATTAAAATTTACCAAAATAACTTTTCAGTTAATGATTTATATTCTGCCTTCTTAGGTATTACACCTTCAGGTAGTTTATTTAATTTACCTTATACAACAGGTTCTTTACCTACTCTTACTGGATATGAATATATAAACACTTATATAACAGCTTCAGCTACAGGTTCTTCAACACCAACTTATGATATTAATGCTGAAACATATAAACGTATTTATCATAATTTACCTTACTTACTTAAGAAAAAAGGTACAGTTGAAGGTTTAAGAGCATTAATTACTTTATATGGTATTCCTGATACTATTTTACGTATAAACGAATTTGGAGGTAAAGATAAAAATCCAAATACGTGGGATTACTGGCAAGATGAATATAATTATGCTTTTAATACAAGTAGAACAAGTAAAATTTTTACACCATTCACAGCATCATCTACCCAATTTGGAAGTGGATTCCCTCAAGCTTTAGAATTTAGATTTCAAACTCCAGGATTACCTACTTCATCTATTCCATATAGCCAATCTTTAGTTCAACATAATAACGGTACTTTTAATATAGTACTAGAATATACAGGTTCAGGATATACAAGTGGATCTTATAATGGTTCAACCATAGACCCATATTACCAATACGCTAACCTAAAACTTATATCAGGCTCTTTATCGGCAAGTGTTTATTTACCATTTTATAATGGTGGATGGTGGTCAGTATTAGCCAACTATAACCCAAATTCAAATACTTATACTTTATATGCTAAAAATAAGCAATATGAAGGGTGGGATGGTAATATTATAGGTTTTCAAGCATCTTCTAGTTTTACAGGTATTTCATCTTGGAATTCAGGAGGCCAATTAATATTTGGTACAGGTAGTGTTATAGGCCCTAAAACATACACAGCCTTTAGTGGTTCATACCAAGAAATAAGATATTATAACGTTCCTTTAAGTGAGAGTGCTTTTAATTCTTATGTAATGAATTCTAATTCTGTTGAAGGAAATCAAACACAAGGATCTCAATCTTCTAAAAATAGTTTAATTTTTAGAATATCTCTAGGAGGAGAATTATACACCGGCTCAAACTCAATACACCCAGCCTCTACTGGCTCTACCCCAACAACACAATCATTTGCTATACAACCATATACTGCTTCCTTTACTAATGCTTTATTTATTCCTAATGTAGAGTATAATTATTACAATCAAGTACCAGCAGGTATTCAAAATGCTATATCCGATAAGATTCAAAATAAAAATATATTATTACCATTAACTAGTAGTCAAGCAAATATACCTAATAATACTGTTTTATCTCCATTTATATCTATTCAACAATCATATTATGCAAGTAGTAGTTACACTAACAATATAGATTATGTTGAAGTGGCTTTTTCACCACAAAACGAAATAAATGATGATATAAATGATTCATTAGGTTATTTTAATATAGGTGAATATATAGGTGATCCAAGACAAGTATCTTCATCAGATACATCTTACTCTGATTTAAATGCTTTAAGAGATTTATACTTTCAAAAATATACAGGTAACTATAATATTTGGGATTATATAAGACTTATCAAATATTTTGATAACTCTTTATTTAAAATGATCCAAGATTGGGTTCCTGCCCATACGGATCTAGCATCAGGTATTGTTATAAAACAACATTTACTTGAAAGAAACAAATACCCAGTACCACAACTAACACAATCTCAATATTACTATACAGGCTCTATTGGTAGTTATCCATCATCATCTAATGATCAAAGAATATTTATATCATCAACTGATTATCAATCTTTCCCAATAGAAAAAATAAGTGGTAGCTCAGCAGGTGTAATGCCTGAATTTAATGGTACAGCATCAGTAAATTTATATGTTAATATAACTCAAAGTTTCACTGGTTCAACACCTAGCTTATTAGGAGATGTAAATTTTATTCATACATCACAAGATGAATTTTTCAATGGTGAATTAAGTGGTTCTATAGTAACAGCTGAAGATGGAAATTTAACACCTATAGCTAATAGAGTTTATTTACATGCTAGTACAGTTGAAACACCTTATGAAATTATATTTTACAAATCTACTAACTTAGGTGGATCAGGAAATGCACAAACAATATTTTTAAATGCAAATACAGCACCAGGAGATGGTGAAATGTATATTTATTGGGATTCAGGCAGTTATTACAGTCCAATACCTCATTATAATCCTGCTAATGTTGCTAATGCTTATCACCCTTAAAATTTAAAAAATGGCAAATACACCATCATATACACAAGGAGTTAAATACATTAAAATATCTAAAAAAGATGCTAATGGAAATGATCAAACAAATGAATTACAAAATTTAAATGATATTAGAGTATTATTTGATGATATAATATCTCCTGTTGATTATTTTATAGCTTCAATAAACGAATACCCATCATACTATTTATATGTTGTTGCTCCAACAAATGTTACTTCATCTGTTGATGATGAAATTTTAAATTATCAAGTTTCTGCTAGTTCAAATACTTTAGATTCTTCTACTGGAAATGTTATATCTTATTCTGTAATATCTAATCCTACAAATTATTTTACAGCATCTTCGGGTTATTGGACTTTAGGAAATACACCAAATATTTCTCCTTTAAACATAACTTGTTCTATAAGTTTTAGTGTAACTCCAGGTTTTGGAAGTTCATTTGCTGGAGGTTCTATCATTGCTTCTCTTAATTTACATCAAATAACAAACGGAATAGATACTGTATTAAACTCTTCTACAGTAGGTATATCCCTAAACCCTTACCCAGGAGCAACTGCTGGACCTTATACTTTAAGTTTAAGTTCATCTTTATATCCTGTTGAAAATTCATCATATTATTTATCTTTTACTCCTACTCCAAATAGTTTAAATACATTTACTAGTAATTGTTACATATATAGTGTAAATAATTCTCAATTTCAAGTAACACAATCTATCGCTCCCTATGCTTCACCAAACAATAATTTGGTAGTATTAGAACCTTATATTGATGGTCAATTTGAAGGAAGTGATGCTAATGTTTTACAAAACAATGTAGATACTAACCAAATAGACGCGTTGTATATGGAAGTGGATTACACTAATGGTTCCATAATAGCTGAAAATAAAAATGCTATTTTAAATGGAACTGCTCCTAGAGCCCAAATACAACAATGGAATTATACTTATGATTCTCATATAAGAGGAAGATATATTGGTAAAGAACAAAATGCTTTAGCAATTAATACTTACTCTAAATCAGGTAGTTATATTACTCCATTTGGATTCTCAGGATCATGGCCTGGTGATACAACATCTCCATCAGTAAATGGTAGTGTTGTTATTGAACAATTAGACAGTTGTATTTACGAAATAAATTGGGGAGGTGGAGGTTATCCTGAAAATTCAAATGGTGGTGGATTTAGTTTAAACAATATTCTTTTAGTAGGATCTAATAAAGATGATGTAAATGTAATATCACCGGATAATCCTTTATATTATGATACTATAACTAAAAATCTTCCTTATCTTTCTCAACTTTTAGTTAGACAATATAATCCAACTTCAAATTCTGCATTAACTGTTACTTCACTTTATCCTGGTATTAGTTTAAACGATGCTGTTTATTGGATACCTTCTGATTATTCTGAAAATTCAGCATATACAGGCTATTTTTACCCAACGGGGTCTGGGTCAATTGTTAATCAACCTCTTATCCAATTATATTCTACAGGAAGTGGAAGTGGTGGAAATCATAATTTTATACCTCCCGGAACTAGAATTAATGGAGTACAACAAATAGTTCGTCCATATTATCCTATGGATCAAGCTATGATTACTATAAGTAGTAGTTTATCCCCTAGTAATCCGTGGTTTGCTAGTTTATATTATGGAAGTGGAAGCATAGGAGCTTCAGGAAGTATACCTGGATTAGGAGAAATAGCTAGTGGAAGTTCTACATATCAAATGGGTTATCCTTTTGAAATAACTTCTATCCAATATGATCCTACTGTTATAGGTCCTAGTAGTCAATCAAAGGCATGGAATATTTTTATAAAAAATACAAATCCTAATTTATTTACTAATTTATCATCTATTAATCCTATAGGAACTAATGGTGCTACTAATGTTTATCAACTTGGTTTAATACTTACTAATGGAAATAACCCAAATACTTCTATTGTAGTTTATATACCTTCACCTCAAGGTGCATGGAATCAATTTAGTGGTATAGGAACAGGTTATATAACAACACAATACCCAACAGAAACAATTCAACAGAACATAAATTATATTACTAAAAAATATGGTAATAATCCAAACCCTTAATTAAAAAATTAAATTCTTTATATATTTATAATAAAAATACACTAAAAAATGGGATATTTAAATAACTCAATTGTAACAGTTGACGCAATATTAACAACAAAAGGTCGCCAATTGTTAGCTGCAAACAACGGTACGTTTCTTATTACACAATTCGCTTTAGCTGACGATGAAATTGATTATACTTTATATAATCCAAACCACCCATCAGGTTCTGCTTATTATGGTGAAGCTATTGAAAACATGCCTTTACTTGAAGCTTTTCCTCAAGAAACACAAACAATGAAATATAAGTTAATTACTTTACCTCGTGGTACAGCTTTATTACCTATATTAAATTTAGGATACCCATCTATTACACTTAAACAAGGTCAAACTTTAGCTATTACTCCTCAAACATTAAATTATTTAGGTGGTACTACTTATGAAACAAGTGGTTATACAGCAACTATAGCGGATGTTAGAACAATGTCTACTTTCCAAGGTGTTGGTATTAATACACCACAAGCAACTGCTTTAAATCAAAACTCAACTACAACTTATGGTACTAGCGTATCAACTACAGTAGTAGGTACTACAATTAATTTAACAGCAACAACCATAAACACACTATTTGGTTCAAATTCATCTTTATACACTACATTAACAGTAATAGGAAATGATAGTGGAGCTAGAATACAAGTACCAGTAACTATAACAAAAGTTCCTTAATATTAAAATAAAAATAACTTAAAATATGTCATTTACAAGACTTAACCCTACAGATTTTGTAGTAAGTTCAGATGCAATATCAGCTACCTTATGGTCAGATGGTGCTCCAACATTAGCAACATTTTATACATCTTCAACTCAAGAAGCCGGATCTTCAGGTAACTATTATTTAAATATATACCAAACATCATCCACAAACTCCAACGCAGCTATTCAATTTGCTTTAGCTTATGGTAATAATGCAGGTAGTGGTAGTAAAAATTATAATTTAGCGGTAGATGGTTATTCACCAACTTCTACAATATATGGACAATGGCAAGACTTAGTAATAGGTAATTCTAATACCAATTTTACTTTTGGTAACATTGCTTCTTCTGAATTTTTTGTAATATCAGTTGACAGAACAAGATATAAAGAATCATTATTTTTAGGTTCATTAGCTTTAACATTATCAGGAAGTTTAGGTTCTATTACATTAACTGATAATAGTAATTATGTATCTGCTGTTCAATATAATGAAGCAGGTAGAGTATTTCAACTTATTACAGGTTCTCAAGGTGTAAAAGCTAATATTACTTCAAGAAACACATCTGATGGATATTCAGTACACTCTGGTTCTTATGGTTGGTTATTACCTGATATTGGTGCTATTATATTAAATCCATTAGCGTTAGCTGACTTTGCTGTTAGTGGTGGTATTGGATTAATATACAGTGGTTCAGCTTCAGGTTCATCAACTCCTGTTACTTCACCAAATAGAAGTATGTTCCAAGCTATAAGTGGTTCAGGTAATTTTGCACTAAATAGTCAAGAAACAATTACTTCTGATTATATATTTGTAAGAGCACAAAATGCTGCTTTCAACTATTCAGAAAACCCATCTTATATATCAGGTTCAACAGGCGCAGTATTATACCCTTATTTTATAAACAATCCTCAAACATATATTACAACTGTAGGACTTTATAATGATACGCAAGATTTATTAGCTGTAGCTAAATTATCAAGACCATTATTAAAGAATTTTACTAAAGAAGCACTTGTAAGGATTAAACTCGATTTTTGACGATTATGGGTATTTTTGCTAGATAATCTAATATTTTATTAGAGGTTAATGGGGATTATTAGTATGGTGGGCCTAATTTAGATAAACATTTCTATAAGTTAGATGAAGTTAAGAAAAACGATGGTTTTAAACAGTCTTTTGCTGAATCTAGCGGGTTTGTTTCAATAAGGGTATGGGAGAGTGAAATATACAATAACCCCGACATAATTCTCCAAAGACTTAATATTTATATAAAATGAATAAATGCTTGTATTCAAACAATTTTTAGCATCTGATGTGGTAATAACACCATTTGAGGTAAACAAAAGTTTTACCTTTAGTGGTAGTCAACTAACTAACTCTAATGTAGAAATAGATAGATTTTTAGGAAGAAATTTACAATCAAATCCATTTATATCTGGTTCTAATCCAACAACAGGCTATATATCAATCCAAGATCAAGAATTAATATATAATTCTATTAAACAATTATATTATTCAAATTACTTGAGTTCTAGTTATGGAGATACTTTAAACACATCAAGTATAGTACCTGGTTCTAACCCATCAGGAAACGTACTAGTAGGAACATCACCATCACCTGGTTTATATGATAATTATTTACAAACTACATTAACTTTTGCTAAATATTTTCCAACAGGTTCAAATGATATTCAAATAGACTCTATAGGAGTAATATCTATCCCTTCAAGACTATACGGAAATTATATCCAACCCAACTCATTTATAGCTACTTCAGTTAGTGGAACAATATATGATGATGGTGAAGGAAATATATTATTACAATCTAATAATAGTATAGTAGGAAACATATTTTACCCACATGGTATAATAACTATACTTGGAAACCCATCTATTATATTTAATACTTTAGGATACGGTTATGGAAAATACGGAAATGCTTCTTATGGAAGTACAAGTTTTGATAATTATGCCTTAATAGATTCTTTTATTAACAACCCAGTTACTTGCTCATTTTCATCTTCACTTACATTATATGAAACACAATATAAATGTACTGTTAGAGAAAATGAATTTACTTATACTTTAAATCCAAGTATATTAGCGAATAATAGTGGTTCTATACTTAGTTTTGCGACAGCGTCATATTTTAGCCCTTATGTTACTACAGTGGGTTTATATGATGAAAATCAAAATTTACTCGCTGTAGGTAAACTAGCTCAACCTTTACCAACTTCCCCAACCACAGATACAACAATATTAATAAATATAGATATGTAATATGATTAAATTATTTCAAATATTATCTGAAATTAATATTAATAAACCAATTAAAAAGCGTTTTAATGCTTATCATACAAATCTTAAAACAGCAGGTGGTTTTAAAGAATATTGGGTAGATTGTTTAGATTTTCCAAATTTTGACTCACTTGGTTTTTATGGAGTTTTAGATGGTAATAATATGGTGAGTAATTATAATCCCACATTATCTATTTTTTTAGATAATGATAAAATAGAATATGAAAAATTTACAGAAGATAATAAAGAACATATAGCAATTCCTATTAGATATTTTAATTTAAAATAATATTATGTTACAAGTTATGAAAGCAACTCTTGTTGAAGATCTAATTAACGATCCAAATTTCAACATAGACGATTATTATGGTTATGTTTATATGACAACCAATTTAGAAAATGGTCGCCAGTATATAGGCAAAAAAATATTTAAACACACCACAAACCAAAAATTAGGTAAAAAAGAAATAGCTGCCTTACCTACACAACGTGGTAGAACTCCATCTAAAAAGAAAATAGTTAAAGAATCTGACTGGAAAACATACTATGGTTCAGCAGATGAAGTTAAACAATGGGCTAAAACAACGCCAAAAGATAAATTACTTCGTACAGTTATACGTTTATGTAAATCGTCGAAGGAATTAACCTATTATGAGACTAAATGCCTATTTCAATACAATGTGTTGGAAGACAGTAAACATTGGGTTAACAGCAATATTTTAGGAAAATTTTTCCCTAAAGATTTGGCTCTTTAAGAATAAAATCGTATATTTAAGTTATGATTAATCAAGCTTTAGTAGCGATTACTAATTCTATACTAGGTACTGGAAAAGCAACATCAAAAGGCAACTATGCTTATGTATGCCCATTCCATACATCTAACCCTCCAGGAAAGAAAAATTTTGAGATTAATTTTACTAAAAATACTAAAGGTGAAAACCCATGGCATTGTTGGGGTTGTAACGCTAAAGGTAAAAAACTAGCTCAATTATTTAAATTAATGGGTGTTCCCCAAGAAAAAATACTTGAACTTAAACCATATTTAAAAACAGATGGAATAGAAAAAATTATTCCTACACAAAATGAAAAATTAAGTTTACCTAAAGAATTTATATCTCTTATAAATCCCTCTTTATCTATAATGGCTAAACATGCTTTAAACTATATTAAAAAACGAGGCATAACCTCAGAAGATATTATAAAATATAACTTAGGATATTGTGAAGAAGGTAAATATATGAATCATATTATAGTACCATCTTATGATGAAAATGGCACTCTAAATTATTTTACCGCACGCAGTTTTGAAAAAGATAATAAATCTAAAAAGAATCCATCCGTATCACGTGATATTATTCCATTTGGTTTTTTTATAAATTGGGATTTACCTTTAATATTATGTGAAGGTCCATTTGATGCTATGGCTATAAAACGTAATGCTATACCATTGTTAGGAAAAAATATACAATCTAATTTAATGAAAAAAATTGTTATGTCATCTGTATCTAAAATTTATATAGCTTTAGATAGAGATGCTCAAAAACAAGCATTAGGTTTCTGTGAAAAATTAATGAATGAAGGTAAAGAAGTATATTTAGTCGACATGGATGATAAAGATCCATCTGAAATGGGATTTAAAAATTTTACTAATCTTATTCAAAATACAACCCCATTAACGTTTTCAAATTTATTAAGTAAAAAATTCGCAATATGATAGAAAAAAACTCAAACATTATCCGTGATCCTAAAATTAAACGTATAGTAGAATATAGCGCTGATAATAAACAAATAAATGTATTAGACCAACGATTTTATAGACGAAATGAAAAATACTATCCTTCTGTGTCAAGTATTTTAAATTATTTCCCTAAAAATCAATTTTTCCACAGTTGGTTAAAAGATGTAGGTCATAATAGTGATATTATAGCTCAAAAAGCAGCATGGGAAGGTACTCAAGTGCATAATACTGTTGAAAAATTTTTAAATGGTGAAGAAATAAATTGGGTAGACCAAGAAGGAACAGTACTATTTAATCTAGATGTATGGAAAATGATATTAAAATTCGCTGAATTTTGGAATAAATATAAACCTGAATTAGTAGCAGCAGAATACCATTTATTTTCAGACCAATATGAATACGCGGGCACTGCTGACTTAATTGTAAGATTTAACAATAAATTATGGTTACTTGATATAAAAACATCAAATACTTTACATACATCATATGATTTACAATTAGCTTCATATGCTAAAGCGTGGAATGAAACACATAATGAACCAATTGAAGAAACAGGAATTATATGGCTTAAAGCAGCTACACGTGGACCTGCTAAAGATAAAATACAAGGTAGTGGGTGGCAATTAAAAAATATTGGAAATATTGATAATAATTTCGCAATGTTTACTAAAATATACGATATCTACAAATTAGAAAACCCAGACTCTAAACCTCATACTGAAACCTTACCTACATCTATTAAATTAGAATATTAATTTACTTGTTTTTTTAATATTTATATGCAACATAAAACATATATATGAAAACTCCAACATTAAAACAAATTATTAAAGAAGAAATTCAAAACGTATTAATAGAAAGTAAAGTTGAAGAAGAAAGTAACGATAAAACAGTCGATGAAATCGGTAAATTCTTCGTTGTTAAAAAACCAAAATCTAATATGACTAAAGATGATATGGTATATGAAGCTACTGTTTTTCATCCAATAGACGAAGCTGAAACTGTAGGTGTATATAAAAATAGATCTGAAGCTAATAGAATGGCTACTACTAAATTAAAAGAGTATGAAGAACGCCTTAAAGAAATCAGATCTCATATGGATGAGTATAGAAAGGCTAAAAAAGAAATCGACGAAAAGAAAAATAAAGCCAAAGATTTAATACAGAAAGCTAGATAGTATGGATCCACTAACTAAAGAATTAGTAAAATATATTCTTGAAGTTGATGAATCACCTGAATTTGTTTGCTCTAAGTGTGGATGGAAAGGGTATGATAATAATCACATATGTCAAGAACTAGATGAAGAATCCGACCCAGACCCTAATGTAAATAACGATAACATTCCGGGATGGGATTTTAAACGTTATATGAAATCATTTATAGAATATTGTGTTGAACAAGGAATGAATATTCGCCCATTACCTCGTTTAAATATAATTGGAGATGATTTTGATAATGCTTCTAAAATATTAGGAATGACAGGTTATTATGATCCTGCTGCTAAAACAGTAACACTTTTTACAGCTGAACGTCATCCTAAAGATGTATTACGTACATTTGCCCATGAATTAGTACACCATGAACAAAATATAGAAAATAGATTACATTCAACACCAGGAACCGATACTACTAAAGATCCTAAATTATCTGCGGTAGAAGATGAGGCTTATTTAAAAGGAAATCGTATCTTTAGGCATTGGGAAGATCAACTAAAAGAAAAAAATAAAAAACATGGCATTTAAAAGACTCATAGCAAATTCTGAAGGAGAATTAAAAGATATTCTTGAAGATGTTAAAAAGTGGTTTGAAACTACAAAAGATTTTACAAATGAATTTACAATTGAAAAACGTAAATTTTTAGATTCTGAAACTAAACAAATAGTTGAGAAAAATATAGATGTAATAAAGGTTACTGATAATAGGAATGATAAAAAAACAACAATAAAATTTATTCCACTTCTTGAAAAAGAAGAAATAAAAATTGAAATTACAGGCGGAAACGAGAATGTATTAACTAGTAAAATAGTAAATCAAATTAAAGGTAGAGGTGTTTTAAAAGGTTATACTAAAGATACTAAAGTACCTATGAAAGAACATATAATAAAAAAATCTGAAGTTAAAAAAATAATTAAAGAAGAAATAAAGAAATTAATATGAATAAAGTAAAATTAATATTAGTTGTAATTCTTTTAGTATTATTATATTTTGCATATACTGTACTTCAAGATAATTCAAATAAATATCATAAATATGAACATACCATCGATAGTCTTTCAACCCAAGTTAAAGCTTTAGATTCTGTTCATCATAAACAAGACAGTGTTATTATAATATATAAAGACAGTGTTGTTTATATGGATAAGATGATTGTTGAAGAAAAGGTAAAATATGTTCAAATTAAAAACAAATACAATGAAATACGCACTCTCGTTGCTAATTACACTCCTAATCAGCTTGACAGTTTTTTCGCAAAGCGTTACAGATACTAGTAAAATAGTATTACCATATTCAGTTGCTAAAAGAGTAGCATTAGATCTTATAGCATATGATAGTTTAAAATGTCAACATAATATAACACAAAATGTGTTGCAACTTACTGAAAGACAATCATCTATGAAAGATAGTTTAATTAGAACACTATCTAGCAAAAATGAAACTTATGCTCAACAAATAATATTATACAAAGAAAAAGAACAACAATATATTAATTATACTCAAACTTTAAAAAAAGATGTTAAAAAAGCTAAATTTAAAAACCATTTATTTAGTTTGAGTGCTATTGTAGCTGTAATGGCTGGTGCTTTAATCATATATTCTCATTAATAAAATTTATGTCAGATAACGTTTTAAAAAAAGAATTTCAACAACGCGACGTACAACGTCTCCGTAACCTTATGCAAGGTAAATATGGGGATAAAACCGCTGTTGGGATAGGTTATACTAAACAACAAGAATTTCACGGTGAAGGTGATGTTTGGGAGGAAGATGATCGAAAATGGACTATCAAAAATGGTGTAAAACAAAATATTACTAAATTAGATAAAGCAAAAAAAGAATTACATTTACCTTTATTTTGTCCTGAATGTAGCAGCATGATGAAACCACATCTTGATAAACGTTTTTGGATAATGTATGGTAGATGTCTTAATTGTCAAATTGATTTTGAAACAGAAATTAGAAGACAAGGTTTATGGGAAGAATATGAAAAAAATATTATAAACTCAGACGTAGATTTTCTTATAAAGGATTTCATGATATGGAGTGATGATGTTATAAACTCAACTGATTCTTTTATTACCGAAGCAGGAGATGTAGAAAGTTGGGTAGGTAAAGGTAAACAAGTGTTGTTACAAAACCGAGACGAAACTATTAAATATCTACAAAGTTTAAAGAAATGACAGAATACATTACTCCTATCATTATTGCTTTTATCACAGCTGTTTTAGGCCCTATATTAATAGAATGGGCTAAAGTTAGATTTAAGCCTAAAGCTAAAAAATCTCCAATTCAAGAAGCTATTGAATTAAATGAATTAGTTGATACTCAATTAGATTCTATAGTAGAAACAATAGAATGTGATCGTGTATGGATAGCTCAATTTCATAATGGTGGACATTTTTATCCAACAGGTAAATCTATTCAGAAATTTTCTTTTTTCTACGAAAAAATTACACCCGATACACTTTCAGTTCAACATACTTTCCAAAATATTCCTGTATCTTTATTTCCTAAACCTTTAGGTAAAATATACACTGATGGAGAATTATCTATCCCTAGTTATGCTAATGGAAATGAAACTTATGGTTTAGAAACATTAGCTAAAGATTACAACTCAAAATCATTTTACGCTGTTGGTTTATATAGTTTAGATAACCATTTAATAGGTGTTATGGGAATATCATATCGTCAAGAACATAAATTAACCAAAGACGAATGGATATTTATACGCCAGAAAGTAGGTGTTATAGGAACATTATTAACTGAATATTTAAAAACAACAAAAAAATGAATACTTTAAAACCTTGGGAACAATCTCTTACTACTCATACTCAAACAGGACAAACCATAGTTACACGTGATTATTCAGTAAATCAAGTTACTATTTCTCCAATGTCTGAAGCTGAAATAGTACCAGATCATGAAGAAGAAATTAAGATTGAAGAAATTAAATCTAAATCTAAAAAAAATAAACAAGAAGAAGATAAATAGGTTACATATTATTTAACTAAATTAAAATCTATGGACGGTGACCATAAAAGGCAAAAAAATAAATTTAGAGACAGCAGTTCACGTATGCCTAATGATAGCAATGTTCTTCAACCCTTTTGGGTTCGACGCGCTTTTTGCGTTGGTAATGAAATGGACAGGTTCTTATTGGACTACGGATTTAATTTTCTATTGCCTTTCGGGGCTTTTCTTTGGCTTATATTTTTACTTGCGTAAACGATTGAAGAATACGAAAAATTAACATATTTATACAAAATATAAACAATAACATAATGAAAAAATCAGAACTTAAAGCCAAAATCAAAGAAATGATTATGGCTGAAAATAATTTAGACGAAGCTAAAAAGAAAAAAAGCGAAGATACTATCGAAGATGATGACTTTAACTCCGAACCAGCTCCAGACTTTACTTCAAACAACGAACCCAGCATGGGATCTGAAGGTGATGACATTTCACCTGAAGTAAAAGCAGTACAAGATGCTTTAAATAAAGCTCAAGTAGAAGCTGAAAAATTAGGTGATAAAAAATTATTATCTCAAATTGGTAATACGATAACTTTTTTCACTCGTGCCCATATAGCTGAACCAGGTAAAGGTAAAGCAGCTAATCAAGGTTTAGCCGAATCATTAAAAAAAACTACAAGAAATAACTATTAATAAACCAACAAACACTAAAATTCTACCCAAACATGTTGTAGATCGCTTTGAAGAAACAGCAAACACGCGTAAGTTAAATCAATTATTTGGTGCTTTACGTGTTTTAAAATTAACTTGGATGAATGAAGGATTTGAAAAAAGTGAAATAATAGATTATATAAAATATTTAATAAACAAAATTTAAAAACATGAAAACACAAGAGTTATTTGAAAAAATGGATGCGCTTTACAATCTATTCAAACTTGAACATTCAGAAAAATCTAAAGCAGCTCATGGTCGCGCTCGTAAAAAATTAGGTGAATTTAAAAAACTAATATCAGAATATCGTAAAGCATCAACTGCTGAAGATAAAGCTAAATAATATGAATAAACGTCTTTTAACACCAACTGAGATTAAAAACGCGGATTATATTTATGATATTCTTAAAAAAGATAAAAAAAGTTTTGTTGCAAAATATGGTAAAGACGCTGAAAAAATAATGCGTGGTCGTGCTATTAAAAACGCTAAGAAAAAAACTGAACAAATGCATAAAGACAAAATTAAAGAGATGGTTAAATCTTCTCTTCAAACTCCACCCAAAATAAACGCTAAAGAATATCTACTACAACGTGAAAATAAAATTAATCCTTCTGATGTAGTTAAAATGGATATTCCATTATTTATTCGTATGTTAGAATACGCTCGTGAAGATGCTAGTACTGATATAAACTTACATGATGTTGCTGAAAAGGCAACTTCTTTAAGTGCTAACGGTAAAACACTTACTATGGCTGATTATGCTAATCTTGTTAAAGGCGAAATGGAAGAAGGTTTACCTAAAGGATATTTTAAAAAAGAATTTGGTATAGGTGGTCATAAAAAACAAATGGAAGAAAACATTACTGATCCTCAAGAAGAAACAGAAATGTCTCATTCACAATTAGTGTCTATTCAATCTAGTGTTGAAGATTTAATGAAAAAAATCGATAGTGGTGAACAATTAGATCCGTGGGTTTTATCTAAATTAACTATAGCCCAAGACTACTTAGAAACAATTGATGATTACTTAAAAGGTAAACCATTAAACGAAAAACATCTTACTCTGGCTGAAAAGAAAAAGAAGGAAGAAATTGTTAAAGCAATGAAGAAAACTTTTAAAGGTCCTAAACCAGCAATGTACGCTATTGCTACTAAGAAAGCTGAAAAAGTAGCTGAAGATAAAATAGATGAAACATTTGGTCAACTTGTTAGTAAACTTAAAAAACAAGGCAAATCAGGTAAAGCAGCCACTAAAATAGCAGGAGCAGTAGCAGCTGCTAAAGCACATGGAGCTGGTAAAGGTCCATCTACTAAACAAAAAGCTAGATTAACTGAAAAGATCATATCTAAACTAAAAGATAACAATGACTAAAAATGAATTAAAAGATAAAATCAAATCATCAGTTAAAAAAATTTATAAACCTGAAGTATCTGCTGCGGCTATCGTGGCAGATTCTCATGCTGATAAATTTCCAATATTATCTGAATTCCCACAGTTTAGAGACATTTTAGTACTTCTACTAACTCCAGAATATGAGACTTTTGTAGATGATATACATTGGGTAGCTCCTAAACCATTAACATTTAGAATTATATTAGTTAATGGTGAAATGTTTTATCTTATTCATACTGATAGAAGTTGGATAGCACAAGTATCAGGTAAAAAATATTATCTTTTAAATGTAGGTGAAGAAGAATTTGCTTCTGAAGCAATATCTCGTCTTTTATATTATGCTAATCAAGCTGTAGAAAAGAAAGAAGTTGAACCTGAAATAGAAGTTCCTCCAGCTCCTAAAGAAGAAACACCAAAAGAAGAAACACCAAAAGAAGAAACACCAGAAGCATAATGGATACATTTGATAAATTTTTTGTAAAATTTGGATATAAATTTCCCAAAGGATACCCTGACATGAATAATAAACAAGATGTTTTATTATTAGAATCGTTATTAAAAAACATTCTAAACGAAGACGTTAAAATAAAAGAAAACGATGAAACACAACCTAAGACAACTAATTAAAGAAGTATTAATAAACCATAAACCAGATTGTGGTTGTGGATGTAATGGTAAATGCGCTAAAGCACCTAAACTAAATGAAAGTTTAGAAGTAGTCATTACTGAAAATATGAAATATCATATTAATAATAAAAAACCATTATCTGAAAATACATTTCGTTATAGTTCAAAAGCATTTTTAGATTTATGGGCTGAAGCTAGATACTTGTATTCTCGCAATGCTATAAACATATCAGGTCTTGATAAAGAAATAATAACTGAATCCGATTTAGGTGAATATGGTTTATTTGAAGGTAAAAAAGTACCTTTAGATATGCCTATGGTTGAAGAAGAACAAGTTCCCTGGACTGAAAAAGTAATAAAATACGCTAATGAACATCCAGGAGTTGGACCAGTAAAAGATCTAGATAAAACTCAAGTAATGTCTATTTTATATAAATTAGATTTACCTACTACTTTAGCTAATTTAGTTTTAAAAGATATTAAAAATTTAAATGAATCTAAAGATGAAAAACACCCACCGTTAAATAAACCTCATCGTGGTGGTTCTAAAAAGTTTTATGTGTATGTTCGCGATCCTAAAACCAAAAATATCAAGAAAGTATCATTTGGCGCGGCAGGTGGTGGACAAAATTTGTCCGTTAAAATTCGCGACCCTAAAGCGCGAAAAGCGTTTGCTAAACGCCAACATTGTGCTGATAAACATGATAAAACTAAACCAGGTTACTGGGCTTGTCATATAGGTAGATATTGGAAATCATTAGGTGGTGGCTCAAATTTTAGTGGATATTGGTAAAATATATTAAACATGATAAAATTAACTAATATATTAAATGATTCATTTAACCCAAATGTTTATCAAGTAGAAGCTAAATTAATAGTTAATACTGAAGAAAGATCTATGTCTGATGTTTTATCTGATATACGTGCTATAAAAGGTGTTACTATTGTAGATATTGAAGCTCAAGATGATAAAACTACAAGCCCACGCCATGTAGTAACTATTAAAGTAAAAATAGACCCAGCCCCCTTTAAACCTTTTACTAAAGAATCATTTAAACAAATATTATTAGGTGTAAAACAAACACCAGCAGTATTAACAGCTCAATTTACTTCTAGCCCAATAATAGTATGATAAAATTAACTAACATATTATCAGAAATATTAAATGAAGACAGATGTAAACGTATAGCAGATCGCAGATATGATAAACCTTCGGCTTATAAATCTGGAGCTATAGTTCGTTGTCGTAAAGGCCATATTTGGAAAGACTTAAAAGAAAAAAAAGAAACTCTACATACATGGTTTAAACGTAAAGGTACACCTGGTAAAGAAGGTGGATGGGTTGATTGTAATGCTCCAATCCATAAAGATGGGGAAATAGTAGGATATAAAGCATGTGGTAGAAAAGAAGGCGAAAAACGCGCTAAATACCCAGCCTGTCGACCTACTCCGGCAGGATGTAAAACAAAAGGTAAAGGTACAAAATGGGGAAAAACAAAATGATAAAACTAATAGAAATACTAAAAAAAGAAAAATCATCTGAACTACATTTTCCAGATGGATTTCAACCAGCTAAAACTGTACCTGAAGGTGGAGCAATGTGTGCTAATTGTGCTAAATGGAACAAAGAAAAACAACTCTGTGAAGGTAAATATTACATAGACTGGAATGGCAACGGTGAAATACACAACGATGCTACAAAGTATGTTTGCATTTGGTGGGTTAAAAAAGGTAAAAAGTGAAACCTTATAAGGATTTAGAAGTCGAAGAAAGTGTTGTAATAAGGGTTTTTAATCAAGAAATAGACCCTATAGAATTAATGTGGCATAGAGACAATGAGGATAGGATAATAGAGTCTATAGGAGTTACTGATTGGAAAGTTCAACTTGATAATACTTTACCTGTTTTGATTAAAGGACAGATATTTATACCTAGAGGAGTTTGGCACCGAGCAATAAAAGGTACAGGAAATTTAAAACTAAAAATATATAAATTATGAATAATTTAAGACTAAAAAGATTAATTACACAACTACTAAAAGAATCCATTAAAGGAGAAGTAAGGTATAAAGGTAAAACTTATAGCAAGGAAGAGATAAAGGATATGCGTGATTGGTTAAAAGATGTTCAATGGGCAGATCTAGACTCCGAAGAGGTAGATGATTTGTCTGATGAAGAAGTATTACAAGGCGTAAATATAAATTATGAGGGAGGTTTAAAAAACTTTCGTCATAATAACAATTTAAGTGAGTCTAAAGAAGTTGAAGTAGAAGTCCCGGAGTTTGTAGAAACTAAAATCAAACAATCTTTATCTCAATTAGATAGATGGGAAGCAAACGGTAAAGAATTAAAACAAAATTATAGAAATAAAGTAGGTAAAAAAATACTTCAAATAGAAGCAAAAACCTTAACTCCTTTAGAAATTTTTCCATCTATGATAGAAGCTAAAGAACAAACCCAAATTAATGGAATTAGAAATTGTGCCGCTGGTTTACAAAAAACCGCTGGGGGGTATATTTGGGTATATAAACATCCTGAAAATCCGTATTTTGAATATATCATTAATGAAAATGAAATCATACGTGTATTTGAAAATAACTATTCAGGAAATGAAGAACTTTGGCACCGTGATGATGAAGATAGAATAGTTGAAATTATAGGTAAAACAGATTGGAAAATACAATTAGAAAACCAACTACCCACTTCTATGAATCAACCAATATTTATACCCAGACATGAATGGCATCGTACTATTAAAGGAACAGGAAATTTAAAACTAAAAATATATAAATCATGAATAATTTAAGACTAAAAAGATTAATTAAAGAAAGTCTAAAAGGATATAAATCATGGAAATTAATCCAACCTGAAACAATAACTATTAAAGGTGGTGAAGTTAAAATTGGAAATAAAGTATCAACTATCAACCCTAAAACTAAAAAAACAGAAACAGGCACGATAAAAAGCATAACTAAACTACCTAATGGGAACGAAGTTGATTTAACTGTAGATATGGGAAATGGAGAATTACTACATTCTTCTGCTAAATTCTTTGAAAAAATAAATGAATATAAACTAGATGAAGTTAAAGTATCTACTATTAGTATAGGAGATAAATTTACATTATCCGCAGATTTAGGTAAATTCAAAAAAGGCGATAAAGTAGAAATTATAGGAAAAAAACCAGATGGTGATGATATAAAATTAACTTTATATAACGGTAAAATTAAAGATACATTTTATTTAGATAAAAACGATGAAATTGAAACTAAAGAACTAAATGAAATAGCAATAGCTACCGATTACCAATTTACTCCTCAACAACTAGAATTAATTAAAAAATATGGAGGTAAATTATCTACAGGTGGTAATGCTTTATATATTCCTGATGTTCTTAAAATTCAATTAGACCAAAATGTAAAAGATTCTAAATTTAAACAAGAATTCTATGAAACATTTGGTCCTGAAAGAAAAAACTTAGCTTCACAATTAATGTCTTCTATGAAATTAGCCATTAAAAAAGGAGGCTCAGCTAATATAAAAGGTAAAAAATATTTTACTATAGAAGGACATATGACTAAAAATGGTAATTTTAACTTTCCTAACCCATCTAGACCAGAAAATAAATAACAATGTTTAAGTTAATACATGAAGAGGAAGAAAAATTACCTCGAAATAAATATATTATAGTAAAAATAGAATTTAATAATGGAGAGAGTATGTATGTTAGTGGAATAAATCATAATCTTAATTCTCCAAAAGCGTTTGGAATGAATCATTTTACAAATGCATCAAGACGTAAGGACTTTAATCTTGATTATTATAAAAACAACATTAAAAGTTTTAATAAAGTAGGAGCATATGATAACTATGAAGATTTTAATAATGAACTAAAAAAACTTAGAGAAGAAGATTTTAGATATAATGAACTGTTACCACTAGATAAATATTTTTTACTAAAAGTAACATTCCCCGATAATTCAACCTATTATTTTATTTATAATACTTATAATAAAAAAAATAATCGTAAAATTAAAAATATTATTAAAGTCTTATCTTTAAATGCTCTAGGTAGTGGAGCTTATGCTGATGATGCTTTAATAGTAAATAACTTTAAAAAATATAATAAAAATTATAAAGGAGAAAAGATTGGAGAATATAAGACTTATGATGAAGCTAAAGAAGCAAAATATAAAAAAATAAATGAAGATTCTAATAGTATTAATACTTATAAACAATCAAGACTAGGAAAACAATATGTTATAAAACTTATATCTCCTAATAATAATACATATTATGTTAAATATAAAAATTATAGTAATGTTGTTACTTATGATGCTTTCTTTAATATAGTTATTGATAAATTAGTGGTTCGTCATTTTATAATAGGTTATAATTTAAGCAATGTTTCATATTTTGGTGTCCCTCAAGATATAATTGATACTAATAATAAAGAAAAAATTCAAAAATGGTTAAAAGATAATCTTGAATATGATATAACAGGACCGTATGATACTGCTGAAGACGCTGATAAATTCATAGATACAAAAATAAAAGAAGATCCTAATAATATTAATATACAAATAAATAGAGCAAGAAAGCACACTTATGGTAAAGAAGATTTATCTGAATCTAAACATATATCATTAATAAACTTATTATATGAAATAAAAATAAATAGAACAATATATTTATCATACTCATACAAATCGAAAAAATATATTAAAAGATATATTTAACATATTAAAATAATATAAATAAATTTGGCTACCCCAGAATCTATAATTACATTATTGTTTAACTAAAAAAACCTAACATGGGTAAAATTAAAAAGTTATTTTTTGATATAGAAACTAGTCCTAATATAGGATTATTTTGGACTGCTGGTTATAAATTAAATATAACTCCTGACAATATTATCAAAGAAAGAGCTATTATTTGTATATGTTACAAATGGGCTGGTGAAGAAAAAACTTATTCTTTAAATTGGGATAATAATCAAGACGATAAAACAATGCTTGAAAAATTCATCAAAGTTGCTAACGAAGCTGATGAATTAATAGGACATAATGGTGATAGATTTGACTTACCTTGGATTAGAACAAGATGTTTATATCATAGAATACCTGTTTTCCCAAATTATACTACTTTAGACACGTTAAAAAACGCTCGTTCTAAATTTAAATTCAATAGTAATAAATTAGATTATATCGCTAAATTTTTAGGTATAGGTGCTAAAATACATACAGGATATGATTTATGGAAAAATATAGTGCTTAATAATGATAAAAAAGCATTAAAAGAAATGGTGGAATATTGTAAGAACGATGTTGTATTACTTGAAAATGTATATAACGAAATGTCAACATATATTCCATCTAAAACACATCATGGAATATTAGCAGGAGGTGATAAAACATCATGTCCTGAATGTGGTTCTGAAGATATGAAATTTTCTAAAAAACGTATAAGCGCATCTGGAATACCTAGAATTCAACTACAATGTCAAGATTGTGGAAAATACCATACAATTTCGCAAACAACATATGAAGAATTAATTGAAACTTAAAAACCTATGAAAAATATTTGGCCTTATAAACGCTACCGATTATCTTTACATAAAAAGAAAATTATGGAAGCGCTTTTAGAAATTGATACTAAACCAGCTGAAACACCTGAAACACCATCTGGTACTATAAGTAAAACAGACGCTAAAATATTAATCAAAGCAACTAAAGGTAAATTCTTTACAGTAACATTTATTAAAAAAGATGGTACAACACGTGTTATGAATGCGCGTTTAGGTGTTAAAGCATATCTTAAAGGCGGTGAATTACCATATAATCCTGAAGAAAAAGGTCTAATACCTGTTTATGATATAAAGAAAGGTGAATATAGAATGATAAACGTAAATACAATAACTAACATAAAAATAGGTAATAAAGAATTTAAAGTACAATAGTTTAACATATTTATGTAAAAACTATTTGTATCATGACCAAAAAACAACTTCGTGAAGCTATACGCTCTCTTATAAAATCTAACCAACCAGCCCCCAGTAAACCTAAACCAGAAACATCCCCAACTATACATCCTGGTAAACCAAGTGAAAAACCTGGTCCTCGTCGTCCTTTTATAAAACCTAATATTCAACCTAAACCAAAGGCTACAATGATGAAAGAGGACGAAAAAGAAATGCTAAATAAGATTGTTAAACGTTTTAAAGATAAAAAATAATGTCACATTTAACTGAAATCGAATACGAAGATATATTTTCACCTAAAACTATAGCTTCTTTAAAAGGCAAGTCAGGTCAATCTTTGAAGAAAATGCTTGGAAATAAAAACTTAATGCAAACATTAAGAAATACTCAAGAATTATTAGATAAAATAATTCAAGCAGAAGATGGATATCAAGACGAATTAGAAATGGTAGCTATTCAAATGGCTAAAGATGCTTATCCAATCCTTGATTATGCTGACATAGAAATAGATGCAAAAATAGTTAAACGTGGAGATATAAATGTTCCTATGGGTGGAGAAAACGAAGAAGATCCCGCATCTCCTAGTTTTGGTGAAGATGATTCTGAAAAATTAGAAGCAAAACGCCGTATTATAAATGGTATTACTCAAGGTGCTTCAATTAGAGGTGCTTTTGGATTTATGTTATTTAGAGAATACCTAGACGAAATAAACCCAGAAATAGTAGAAAACTATAATGAAATATTAAAACTTGTTTTTGGTATTTTCGATGATGAGAATGCTATAGCTATGATGTTAAATCAACTAGCTCAAGGTCAAAAAATGGAAGGTGGGAGTAGTGATATGGAATATAATGATGAAGAAGAAAAATTTGTCATTAAAGCTAGAGCATTATGTTTTCCAATGTTGGTTCATGAAATTATAAAAGGATTATACGAAATAGTAGGCACACAAGGTTTTTCATTTCATCCTTCAGATAAAGCACAACGTGCTGTAACTAAAGTAGATGTTATTCAAGGTGAACCTCATGATATGCAATATGGTAAATTTATATATGACGCTTTAAGTAAATTATATAATGAATCTAATGTAAATGATCCTCGTGTTCGTGAATTATTTTTTACAGAAGTATATAAAATGAATGAAAATGAATTTTTTTCTTTTATTGAAAATGCTATTAATGACGAATTAAGTGTTAATCAAAAGAAATGGGCTTTAGATACAATGAAAGATATTGAACGTGATTTACAAAAAGATGATACTGGTTTAGAAGATTTAGACGAAATTAAACGTATGCAACAATTAGCTGGTATTAAAGAAATAAAAGTTAATAAACCTATAAATCTTCATATACCTTTAAAACTAGAATTCCTTCAAGAAATATTTGATTTTTTTAAAAATGATCAAAATATCTTTAAAGGATCAGGTATAGATCGTGTTATCGCATCTAAACAAAAAGAAATTATACATAAGATATGGGAATTTTATGTAGAAAGTGGATTTCAAGAAATGGATCAAGAATATTTTGAAAATGAAAATAAAAATGATTATCCTAAAACAGAACCCGATATATTAAATCCACACAAACAAACTATGCTTTTAGATGACGCAGTGTATATAGAAACAGGTATGTTTTTATTACCGTATATCGCTAAATATTTAAAGAAAAACGGATGGGAATATCAAGATGATGGTGTATTCTTTTCTAAAGATGATGAAGATACAGACATATTTGAGTACATAGAACCATTAGAAAATTATGATTCTGATCCTCGTGAGAATCTACAGCTTAAAATGGGAGAATGGCTTCAAGAAAACTAAAAATACAACAATGACAAAAAAACTAAAAATACAACAATGACAAAATTAACCCATATATTATCAGAAATTACCATTAATAATCCTCAAAATAATAAATCTTTACTTAAAAAGATGGTTGAATATGATGAAACAATTGATGGATCATATATAGATTCTTTTAATCATTATGATACTTTTGAAGAATGGTATGATGATAATGATGATAGTGATGATGAAACAATAAATTTAGCTAAAAAATTTTTTGAATGGCGTAAACATGGAGATATTCAATATATTGAAATAAGTGATGATGATATTGATAGTTCTTTTACTCTTCTTAAAGCTTATAAAAAAGCTATAACTTATGGTTTAGGATATAGTAATTCTGTAATAATACTACATAATTTTTAATATGATTAAATTAACAAATATATTAAATGAAATTACTATTAATAAACCTACAGCTCCTTTATCATTTAAAAAGGATATAGATGATGAAATAATAAAACAAATTATTGAAGAAATAGAAAGTAATGCTTCTAACGAATCTATTATTGATTTTTATATATCTTCTGATAATAAAATTGAAGATATAGTAACAGATTATGTTAAACATGAAATGTTAAGTGATGAAGATATAGATATGGATAGTGAAGAAATAAATAATTTAGATAGAGATGCTGTAATAGAATATATAAACAACAATAAACCTTTACAATTATATTTATGTAATATATTTTGGAAATATTATATGAATATTTTAAACTCTAAATTATCTGAAATAAAAAAATTATGTTATGAATATTTAAAAGCATATCCTAATAAAAATATATCTAAAACTGCTATAGAGTGGGAAGTTAAGGGAACATTAGCTCATTTTATAGATATTTTATACCCTACTTATGTTATAAGTGTTGATGATGAATTTTCTTCATATTTATATGATAAACTAACTAAATAATGATGATTAAATTAACAAATATATTATTAGAGTTATCTGAACCTAAAATTAAATCTACTATAGAAAGATGGAAATCTGAAGATCCTAAAGTAGATGATAAAGCAGCTCGAGCTTTAATTACACGTTTTGAACAAGTTCAAAGTGGATTAGAATCTAAATTAGATATATTAGCTATACCCGATGAATTAAAACAAAACAACAAATATAAAAGTATAGATAATTATTCATATGAGAATATGGTAAAAATGATTCGCTCTATACCTGAAAATCCAGATAAAATTAAAAAAGATGCTATAAAAAACTTTGTTGAAAAAGAACAAATAGACAAACCAACAGCCCAATCTTATACGTCACGTTTTATGACTAACAGAGATAGATTAAAATATGCTGTTGAAAATGGTACTGAAGATGGCCATTTTACTAAAGAAGAAGTATTAGCACTTATACCAAAAAATCTTTTAAAAAATAATTATTATCTTGATCCTCGTTATTGGAAATGGCAGAATTTTGAACAAATGTTAGATGCTATCTTTCCTTCTCAAAAACAAGCGGGTGAAGAAGATGAAAATTTAGCTTCTACAAATGCGGATAAAATATATGATAAAAATGGAATAGAAATATATAAAGGTGATGATGTGCATAAGTGTATATCATATAATCCTATAAATTCTAATACTAAAATAAAAAAATACGGCTGGTGTGTAACACAAGTTGGTAATACCAATTATGATTATTATAGATTTCAAGAAGAAGCACCTACATTCTATTTTATATTTGATCGTTCAAAACCATCTACTCCTGAACATAGTAGGTTCGATGATCCTTGGCATGCTTTTGTAATTCAAGTAAATAAAGATGGTGAATCATATATTATAACTAACGCCAATAATTCTAGTGACACACCAGCAGAAACATGGAATAGCATATCTAAAATAGTACCATCTGAAACATGGGCTAAAATTAAAAATTTAAAAGATTACTTTAAACCTATATCTTTATCCGCTGTGGAAAAAGGTAGAAAAATTGCATCTGGTAAAAACTTATCATTAGATGAATTTAAAGAATTATCTCAAGATGATAAAATACTATATATTCAAGGTAAAGCTTCTAGAAACCAACTAAAACGAACCCCAGAAATACTTAAAATATTACCTAAATATAAAATACCAGTTGGTGGAAGAACAACAACATTAGCTAATATCGCTATAGATAATGGTCAACAATTTTCATATGATGAACTAAAAGATTATCCACAATTAGCTGAAAGATACGCTATATTTCGTTTTAGACATACAGATTATTCTAAAACACCAATACCTTTATCTTTTATAAAATACTTAGATGAACCAGCTAAAGAAAAATATTTAAAAACATTTGATGGTAATGTGACATTCCAATATATTGAAAAATATTTTGGACCTGACATAACTAAAAAATATGTTGATGAACAATTAAAAAATTTAAGCTTTCTCCCCCCAGAAGCATCTAAATATATTACAAAACCAGAATTAAAAACATTATTTAATACTTATTCTAAATTATTTGATAACTGGAAATATGGTTATAACACAAGTGCTGAAGTAGATGAAAAAATAGTAGATAGTCTTTATGATATGCCTCAACAATTTATAGATCCATATCCTTTTACTTTAAATCAATGGAAAACATTATCTGCCCAAAATAAAAATACACTACTAAAATTAACTGAAAATGTTGGTAATGATGAAAAATATAAAGTATTAATATATGCTTTACCATACATAATAAAATCAGGTGATGAAACTTACTTATTATTACCTCAAAATGAAGAAAATGAATATGATTGGGTAATAACTGACATAAATGGTAAAGTATTAAGAAAAGATATAGATCAAGATAATTCATATATTGGTGGTAACACATTAAATTCATTTTCACCTGATGAAGATAATTTTAAAAGAGTATATGATATTGAAGATGTTATAATAAATGATAAACCATTATCATCTAATTTAAAAGAATCTATATATGATAATTGGGAAAAATATTCATTAATGCGTAGAGCAGGAGTATTAAAATAATATGGATAAATTATTAGATATATTAGTGAAGTTTCAAAAAAATAATCCTGATGTTTATGTTGGGGGTAGTGTATCTTTAATACTTCAAAATATTATTCCTTATAGAATACCAAAAGATATTGATATAATAACGCCTATTAAACAACATATATATGATATATTTAATGTAAACTCTATCAAACATCGAATTATCAGATCATATAAATACAATGATTTTAAATGGGAATTATTTTATAATTCTAAAGCTCAATATCTTGAATATATTTATAACGATAACATAATAAAAATATCACCAGTTGATGAGGTTTTTGAATGGAAATATAAATTTCAAAATAAATCACCAAATAATATTAAACATAATAACGATATAAACTATTACAAACAATGGCAAACAATGAATTTCAACGTATGCAACAATTAGCTGGTATTAAAGAAATAACAGTTAATAAACCCACAGGAGGAAAATTTAGTAGTAACAAAGCATTATATGATTTTTTAAATAAAAATATAAAAGCTTTTGCTGAACATGAATTACATGATACTACAGTAGGTTATTACGTTCTTGGTGAATTTTACAATCAAATAAAAGATTCTAATGAATTTACAGAAGATGAATTAGGTGAAATAGAAAATGCTCATAGTATAAATGAAGATGAATTATCTCAAGATTTATTATTAAAAATCAAAGACCGTTTAATTAACATACTAACAAATGCAGGACTAGACTACTATGGTGAATACCCAGATAATGAAGTAAACGGAACATCATGGAACTTAGAAATTGGAAAAGCATATTCTAACACAGATGAACCAGATCCAGAAAGTTATGAGTGGATGGATGAAACATTTAAAGGGCGAAACTTTTATTCTATATCATTTGATATATAATGATTAAACTAATACATATACTGCGTGAAACTATAGAGAATTCATTATATATAAGTGATTCTCCAATACATGGTAAAGGACTATTTACTAAAATTAATATTCCTGCAAACACACAAATACTTTTAGTTTTAGATTTTAAAAAACATAAAGTAAATACTGTATTATCACAGCATGTAAATCATTCATCAAATAAAGCTAATGCTAAAGTAATAGAAGATGGTTCTAAATTAATATTAGTAACCACTAAAGATATAAAAGCAAACGAAGAACTTACTGTAGATTATCATAAATTACCTGTTATTTTTAATAGAGATACAACAGGATTTATAGATGAAGCTTTATCTGATATACATGGAGAACCATTATATCATAAAACCTCAACACAAAGAGGATTAGACATAATCAAATCTAACCTATTAAAATCAGGACCTGTACCTTCAGGAGATTATTTAAATTATGATAAAAGATTAGCAAATACTAAACATCAAACTGCTATATCTTTAACAAGAGATAAAAACTGGAAACCTAATCATACTATAGGTTTAGGTCTAGAAACCCCATTAGAAGATACTGATATGGTATTTGTATTAGACAAAAACAAACTAAAAACAAAATACAAAATAGAACCATTTAACTACTCAGGAATAGAACCTGATTATAAACATCATACTAAAAATGATGAATTAGAAGAACGAGTAATGACAGATAAAATATACCCATTACGTAAATATTTAATTGATATTTTATATAAAGGTAAAGACCCCAAAATTCAAAAACAAATAGACAATTATTTAAACTTATGATCAAACTAATCAAAATATTAAACGAAATTACAGTAAATAAACCTGCTGAACCCGAATATAGAAAACGAATTCGTGATTATATTAATAAT